GCAATTTGTTAACAAAGAATTTAAACTTAATTCTAAAACAAACAATAAGCCATCTACACAGTACATAAGGTAAATGTTTTCCTTGACATTTAAGCTAGACAGAAAACATACTGTATAGTACGGAGACTTAACTTTGTTATTCCTAAAACTAGGTACCGCTCCCCAAATGCTATAAGCAAAAGAAACGGAATTAAAAATAAAACGATGATCGGTTTTATATCACATCGTTACCTAAAGCGGACATAGTCGCTTATTGATTACCAAACTTTAGGATTTGTTAATGGTTATTAAATTAAACTACATCTTCAGTAGATGCAGCGTCAACGGTTTGTTGGATGCGCGATGCAACCAACTTGAATTTAGGAAGACCACAAATATAACCAAATTTGAAGTCCTCACCCGTTGATCTAAAAAGACGAACGTCTGGAGAAAAATACGGCGCGTATGTTAACTGCGTTGGCAAAGTACCACGAGAATAACTTGCTGCATACGCATCAGTCGGTTGAACAACTCTCGCCATATGAAAACCTTGATAATACGGAATAGAAAAATCTACAGCTCGTTCTGAATCGAAAATGGGAACAACTCTACTTCCTCCGCGAGGTAGTTGAAACAACCCTGAACCAAACGTGAACCAACCTGCTGATGGTATTCCACTAGGAGCCTGATTTCCAAATGATGTTGATATATACGCTTCACCATCCATATTTCCAACCTTACTAACCATTCTTATATTCATACTTCCTTTAAAAAATGCAAAACCTACTGCAAAATAATCTATAAGATCAAGATTGTACTGATCAGTCTCTTCTAAAGTACGAAAAGCAAATGGCGCCATTCTCAATATGCCCTTAGACGGAACACTAATTGTGGGAGCAAAGACTGTGAAAGCATTGAGCAATTTATTTAAATGATTAAACTCATCACCCATTGTTAATTTCATGTTAGTAAGATCACGGATTTGAGCTGAATTACCAACAACCATATCTGGTTCCATTTCCATCCTTTCAGAACGAGAATACTTATTATACTCAGTTCCTAATGTTGATGTATTTGAATCCATATGAAGTTGTGGAACAAAATTCAAACCTGTCGTTGGATTTGA